AAAACTGAGCTCAGGCCCCGAGTTGCATGATGGCCTCGCCGATGACCTTGACCGAATATGCGATTGCCAGGAACACGCCACTTGCAAATGCCATGGTTAGGTCACCGGCCGACTGTGTCAGCTTAGCCATAACCATCATCGCAGCCATGATAAGCATGGTAGCAATGGTGCCATTTTGAAGTTGGCTCTGCTCTAGGCTACCCAATTCCGCAACAGTCTTTCCGATAAGATAGACTGATCCAGCGATAGCCACGAACATCAGCGCCTTACCAAATCCGCCCTTGATCTTGGCGAACCTACCGAATAGAGTAAGTGCGCCAATAATCACGGCGGTGGCTACGGTACCCTTGATAAGGGCATTGGTTTCCAGGGCTCCGAGCTTAGCGACTGCCTTACCAAGGATATACACGGCCAACGCCACGCCAACCATTTGGAATAGCGAGCCTATCTTGGCGCCTTTACCCTTTCCGACGAGACGGGTCATTGCGGTCATGGCTCCGATAAGAGCCACCACAACCATAGTACCAGAAGCCATCTGGGTAGGCGATAGCTCCGCGATGGAAGCGACTGCCTTAGCAAGAATCTTGACCGCAATCGCCATGCCAAGCATTAGTATGACATTCTTAGTTGCCTTCTTACCAGCGCCGTTCATAGCTCTGGTCATACCCACCATGGCACCTAGAAGCGCGATAACTGCGACGCTAGCAGCCGCGAGGGAACCAGTATCGACTCCTGCGAGGGACTTTGCCGCGAGCGACATGACAAATACCGCACCCGCCATGATGAGCATAGAGCCTGCCAGCATCATGACCTTCTTGGGATCCTTAGCGTACTTGTCCATGATCGTAAGACCACCGACAAGCGCCGCCATGGAAGCTCCCATAGCGCCGACAGATCCTGCCAGGGCTGTGAGAGGTATCAGAGACATCACCAGAAGTGAAAGCGCTAGAATGCCGATGGCTCCAGCAATCTTGATGAGAGCCTTAGCCTTAAGATCGTTTTCGAAACCCTTAAGAGCTCCTTGAACAGACCCTAGGGCGTTTCCAAGACCTTGACCGATTGATCCAAAGGAGTTGAACATGCCTTGAACAGACTTGAACACTCCCTCTGTTGACTTGCCAATGTTCTCGAAGGACTTCAAGACCTTAACGATACCAGCAAATACAGCTGCGAGACCGCCAATCTGTACAGCGTCCTTTAGCATATCACCGATGTTGAGGTTTGAGATCCAGTCGACAAACTTAGCTGTGGCATTCTTAATCGAATCCCAAATATGCGTACCGGTACCTGCCTTGTTGAGGTCCCGCTTGAAGAAGTTGGAAATAGCCTGAGACATTTGGGAAATAGCCCCAGTCACGACACCAACCGCGGACTTCCACTTCTCAACAAATTTGGAGATCCAAGAGCCGCCTTCTCCAGAAGACTCTGACTTCTTGAAGAAGTTCGAAATGGTAGTTCCGAAAGATTCAAGTGTCGGCCTAATGTTTTCGAGCTTGGACTTGAGGCCATCGAAGAATTTGTTGATTGCCTCCACGGCCTTCTTAGCCCCTTCAGCAGCACCATTCCACTTGGCGAGCTTTTCACTGAAAGAGCCCAGACTATTTCCGATCTCATCCGTCTTCAGCATTCCAAATGCCTTACCGATGAACGAGAGTGCTCCTCCGACAACCGCCCCCAAGACCTTAAAAGCAGATACTACGATCTGGGCTCCAGTCTTAAGGACTGCGAAGACCGTCTTGGCGACATTTCCAATTGTTTGAAGAGTCGCCTCGCTAGGCTTCATGGAATCCATGAGATTCTTAAAGCCTTCGGAAATAGCCTTGAGGTTTTCGGCCGTAACCGGCGGGAAAATCTCATTAAACGCGTTTCCGATTGTGGAAATAATGCTCGAGAAGGTGTTGAACGCGGAAGACAGTCCGTCAATAATGTCCTTACGGCCGCCGAGATCGACCCAACCCTGGAGTAGGTTGTTTCGAGCGTCGGACATGGCGTCAACCATCGGAGAAATGACATTGTTGATGTTCGTGAACAGCTCGGAAGCTTCGTCGAAATTACCGAGGAGGATTTCGAAGGTCTTAGCCCATCCGGAGCCTACAGTTTCCTGAATGGTTCCGACGAGCTGAGTGAAGGTTCGAACCTTAGTGGCCGCCTCTTCAGCGTTCTTCTGCTGGACCTGGAACTGCTCGATCTGAGCATCCGTAAGTCCCATCTCAGCCATGGTAGCGGCGTCAATATCGCCAGCCATGATCTGAAGGTACTTGGACATGACGTCTGCTGTCAGCCATCCCTTAGAAAGACTCTCATTGAAGTCTTCCTGGACCTTAGATGCTGAGACTCCAGACTTACTGAGAGTCCCCATAGCGTCAGCGATCTGAATAAGACCTTCCTGCATGTTCTTGTTACCCATGCCGGCGTTGGTGAGGGATCTCCAGTCCATCAACTTGATCTCGCCAGCGGAGAGCGCCTGCGAGAGCTGATATGCAGCATTAGCTGCTGCAGAGGATGAGGTTCCGGATGCGGCAGCCGCATTCGAGAAACCCTTAATCATCGAAGCAGACTCTTCGACGCCCAGACCTGCGTTCGTGAAGAGACCGATGTTATGAGTCATCTCCGCGAAGTTGTATATGGTCTTGTCCGCGTAGGTATTCAGCGTATCCAGAGCACTGGTAACCTGAGAAAGGGTGGTACCCTTAGCAGCGGTGTTTGCCAGAATTGTCTGAATAGACCCCATCTTGGTCTCGTACTCTCCGAAACCGTCCATGATGGGTTGCATCGTGAACGAGTTGAGGAGAGTCGCGCCGGTTGCAATCGCTTGGGAGGCAATGTTACCAAGGGCAACCGCTGCGGCGCCCGCCATGACACTGAATCCGTTCGCAACGGTCTTCGGTGCTTCGGCAAGCCCCCCTAGATTAAACCGATTAGCTCGGCCTTCGACATCGTCTAGACCCTTGGTGGCGCCCTTCATCTCCAGAGTCTTATTGAGCTGCTCTAGAGATTTCTGGGAGCTTTGCACACCCTTGGCGAACTGGGCATTGTCAAACTTAAGGCTTACGACCTTATCCTCAATGGATGTCGACACTATTTCACCGCCCTTTCAATGGCCTTTTCGATGTCGTCGAATATGGGTTTAATCGCAGGGTTGATGTAATCTCGTCCGGCGATGTAGCCTCCGGTACCTGTGCCATGGCCGTATTGGAGACCTATGGCTACAGGGAATCCGTTAACTATGTTGGTGTTATACCACTCGATGGTTACAGAATTGGAACTACGCTTGATGCGGTAGTCCCACGATCGAGCGGTCAATCCACTCTCTGCAGGGGTGGCTGAAGCCAGGGCAGCTACGCCTCGACGTCCAAGCGAGTCTAGAGTACTCGCAAGGTTACCTTTGGCTAGTTTGTTCAACCACCGTTCAGTCTGTGCGTAGCTGCCCCGAACTTCAATCGATGCCATTTTGACATCAGCCCCAGAGAGTGCCAGCCTTGAGGGCATCCTGGAGGGCAATGCCAGTGCGAAGGCCGAAGTAGCCATCGCACGTGAGATCGTAGCCCAGGCCACGGAGGTGCCACTGCAGGGCCGTGATGGTCTCGACACCTGCGATACCGTCGACCTCACACTTCAGCTTCTCCTGGAGAGCTTCGATGACTGCAGAACCCGCCTCGGGGTCGCGCACCCATTCCCAACCGGTACCGGCAGCGGGGAAGTAGTCCTCGTTGTCGATGTCCTGATCGGAAACGATGCCGTCAGCGGGAGTTCCGAGGGAAGCCTGGAGCGCGTACGTGACCGCACGACCCCAGTAACCGTCAGTCATCGCATTCGCGTCGCTGGCGGAGGTGTCTTCCTCAGTGCCGCCCTCGGCGCCCCAGTCAGGGCGAAGGACGCAGTCGATACCGTAGTAGCGCTGGCGACGCCAGACGCCATTACCGGCGGACTGAGAGCCTGCATTGGAAGACGAGGTGTTGCCCTCGATGGTCTGAAGCCATCCACCACCGAGATTGGCTTCGACGATACCGACGTGGTCGGTAACACCATCTTCGTCCCAGTCGTACAGGACGACGTCGCCGCGCTGAGCGTCTTCGATGGAGACCTTACGCATACGGCCCTTGGTGACGTCGGTGTTGTAGGAGAAGCCTCCAATGGCACCGATCATACCGGCCATGTCGAAGGCCATCGAGACGAAGCACATACACCAATAGATGGATGTGGAAGGCCCGGCAAGCCAGGGCTGACCCATCTTGTTGGCGCAGTAGCGACCTGCCTCCGAGCCCGGTTCCGGGTCGTCAGGGGCGTAGTAGCCGATTCGGTAGGCGGCGTGGTTGAGAACCTCGTCGATCTTCGACATCAGGAGACCTTCCCTTCGAAGATTTCGCGATCGTGGTCCTCGTGGGGATCCGGACCGGGCGCAATCTGCGCGTCGGCGGGAATTTCAGGAGTGTTGGGGTTGTTCGTACCCATTATCCACTACTTCCTGCCCGAGCTCGTCGGGCTCTGTTAAGGGCGGCACGCTGCGAGGCAGCGCTCTTAGCGTTTGTCTTCTGACCCGCGCTCTGCTTTGCGTTGCAGATTCGGATCAGCATGAGCAAACGGTTCAGGTGCCATTCCTCGGCCTCGAAAGGAATCTGGAACGCCACCATGTAGTAGTAGATCAGGTCTGAAGTCATCTTTTCAGAAGACTTAGCCTGACCTGGACGTGAAAGCATGGTCGAGGCAGTCATCGGATCTGAGATATATGCCTTAATTGACTCTACCTGCGGACGAGTAAGCCGATCCAACATGGCGGGAACGTCTTGTTGACCCTCAGCCATGCATTTCACGTAGTCCAGTACCTCTTCGACAGAGGACGGAGGACGATCAACGAAAGATCTCTTCCATTTTGACTCCCAGCGAACAACTGATAATAAGTTGTGAGTGAGCGAAAGCTGGGCTGCTGGAAGAGTCGTGAACTCCTCCGTCTCTCTGTCGAACAGGTCGTGCTCGGGAAAGTCGAGCACTAGAATGAGGTTACTCACACGAGCAGCGCGAGAACCTCGTCCGGCGTGAGCAGCGTGGGCTGACCGGACTCGTCGCCGTAGAGCTTCGCCTCGACCTTCTTCAGCTTCTCAGCAGGAACCTTGGTCGAGTCGATGATGAGCTCCGCGGTGGGCTTGCGACCCTTGACGGGGATCGGGGTGGTCGAGCACTCCCACGAGAACGAGATCGCCTCGGGGGAGTCGGAGACCGTGGCGTATGCACGCTCAGAAGGAGCAGCAGTGGCGTTATACACGATGTGCAGCTTGTAGCCAGCCTCGGAGTCCTGATCGTTGCCGACCTTGGTCGAGTAGCAGAACGCGAACTTGGCGCGCTCCTGCTGACCGATGAAGACGCCGTCAGAGATCATAGCGGTACCGTCACACTCGGCGAACTCGTCGGGGTAAGTCACCGCTTCGATCGTGAACTTCAGCTCTTCGGCCGAGATCAGATCCAGGTACTTGATGTCGTCTGCGTAAGTTGCGTTCGACTCAGCACCCTCGGGCGACATGGTCACGGTCGTAAGGCCGTTCCACGCGACACCGTTCTTGTAGTTCTTGGTTGTCTTGTCGTACTTGTAGAGTACGCCGTGACGAACACCAGTCTCGTAGACGTGCTCGCCAATCTTGTCCCACACCAGTGCGGTCATGGTCACTCCTTAATGTCGTAGATGTCGAACACGAAGTGGTTCAACGTATCTGCAGTGTAGTGTAGTTTGAACTCAGAGTGGACCATCGACGCAAGTGCATCGACCATCGGGTCATCTGGGTTCTTGGTGATGAGCTTCACCTGGTAGCGCCGAGTCTTCAGATATACGCCATTATCGGCGCGTTTCTTCACGATCCGGTCGAGCTCATATACGATACATGGGTATCCCATTGAGATATTCGACGGAGGTTGGAAATAGGCTCGGCAGCCTAGTTTTTCGAGTCTATCGTGAAAGTCACTACGCATTGTAGGGACCTCCGACAGTGACTAGAATCCTAGGAGGCTGAAGTTCAACCGAGGTGGCGGCCCAATTGACGTTTCGCCAACGGATGTAACGAATGTTGAGGAAGTTGTCAAGCGTGTATGGGTCCGCGATGAATGAGAACGTATTACCCATGGAGAGCCCCGGAACCACGGGAGATGAATTCATGCGTCGGGTAAGGCGAATGAGATCTCCACGACAGTTCCGGGGCTCGATGGACTCTGTGAAGACTCCGGGTGACATCTCCCATTCCGTAGCGATGCCGACTTGCCCGGAGAACTTCATCAGGCAGCCTGAGTCGGCTTACCGGTGACGACCATGGCCGACTTGACCTTGGTGAGGGCGCCCGAGACGCGCGTCTCAAGCAGATACTTCTGCTGGTTGAAGTCAATGTCGAAATCATCGAACATGGTAACTTCGCCGCCCCTGTCAGTACCGACGTTGTAGTCGGACAGGTTGACGATGATGGCGAGCACGTCCTTGTCGTTCTCTGCGCCGGTCTTCAGACCCTTCATCTGCGGGACGTCGACAATGGCGGTAACGCCAAGACGATCCGCGAGCGCCTGCTTCGTCGGGTACAGGTAGTGACCCTGCTTGTCCTTGAGCAGGAGCATGTCAGTGACGAAGGACTTAGCGCAGAACATCGTCGGGGTGCCGGTACCCTCGAGATCGTCCTGAGCACGGATGAGCTCATCGATGATCTGGTCGACAGACTTACCGGCGCCGAGATTCTTCTTGATGCAGTAGAGGTCATCCTCCTTCAGAATCGGGCGGATGTTCTCCTCGTTGATCTTGTCGGGATCGGAGTTGGAGCGACCATCGCCGATGAGGATGGCTCGGGCGAGTTCCTCGTCCAGCTTGTTGCGCATCTCCGCCTTGACCCAGGCGATGACGTCGAAGTCGGTGATGTCCAGAAGGTCATCGCGGTCGAACTTCTGCTTCTTGTAGATGGTCGTCGGGCCGGTGGTGCGCTTCAGAAGCTTGAAGACCTCTTCCTTCTTACGCGAACCGGTGATGTAACCCTTGGCTCGGGCCTCGTCCGCCGTGATGTCAGCCTGCATCGACTTGATGCGGGTGAAGGGCGTGTGGTGCGTGCCGTTCAGAACCGGCTTAACCCAAGACTGGTCGCGGTCGATGAAGGCCGGCGGGACGTCGAGGTTCTTGGCGTCGGGGAACAGAAGGTCGATGTTGGAAATACCGTAGGTCTTCTCGGCGTGAGCGATGTCCGCGTGCGTGAGACCGTTGGACTCGGCGACATCCATGAAGACGTCACGAAGCGAGTTTGCTCCTCGGCGGGAAGCGTCGGTGAAAGCATCGACGATAGCCGAGTGGAACAGGGCATCGTTGTCAGTAGGCGTATCGTCATTCTCGAAGATGTTGCTGTGTGCCACGGGGGCTCCTTCCTTGTCAGACTCCTCAGAGCCAGTCTCTCCCTCAGCGGCCTTTCCGATGAGGAACATAAGAACGTCCTTCTGCTCGTCGGTCATGGAGTCGACGATGTCCTGGACAGTCTTTTCGCCCGAAGACGAATTGGTGGGTTCAGATGCGTGGGAAATGTGTTCGCCGGTCATAATATATGCCTCATCTGTAGACTCGTAGGTGCCGTCACCGTGGGCGAGGGCGATGTTTTCGATCTTGGCGCCGGGATTAGCGCCAGATAGGACCAGAGAAACTTCAACGATGTTGCCGTGCTTGACATCGCCACCGCTCTGGGTAAGCTTGTTGGCGAAAATAGACATCGAGTCCACATCGCCGTGCTTCAGAAGCTCCTTTGCGTGAGCTGCTGCAGGGGTTTCGTTGAAGAAACCATAAGCGTAAACGCCTTCGGAACGATTCTCGAGCTGGACATGACCAAGCACGTTTTCGAGATTTGCGTGACCGTGCTGCCAGACCAGTGGGACAACATCTCCGTCGTTATCGGCGAAGGCGTTGTGCCGGATGGTCCTGCCGTCACTGCATCGAATATCGTTCTTGGTAGCCCAACCTGAGAAATCAAACGAATTCGTCATTCTCTTCCTCTTCCATTGGATCATCGGGCGGAGGTTCCGAACCTTCGTCCATTGGGTTAATGTTGGGGTTGCTGAGTGAGTCTCCGACCGGTTCCTCACTTCGAGGGAGTCCAAGATATGAACGAACCTCGTTTGGTGTCATGATCTGGGTAGTGACCATGCTCTGTGCGATCTCGGAGACCTTTGCGATCGATACGTTCTGGAATGGATCCCTGAAGTATTTGACCGTCTGTCCTTGTGATCGCGCAGTCTTTGTGATGAACGTCTTTGCCATGCTAGCTGTAATCTCGGAGACGATTGGCTCGATCGTGCGATTATAGTAGTTAAGCATGGTCTGCTCATCGGCAGTGCCATTAAACACGGCCTCGGGCATACCGAGGGTGTTGTACAACTGCTGAGTCAGATACTTGATCTGTTCGAGAAGATTGTTCTCTGCTGGACGATTCAGCTGAGTAAACTTCTCAGCTGCGTCCATATATGCAATGCCGAACTGACCATTAGAAAGTTGTCTCTCGACATCCTTCATTCGCTTTTCAGCTTCTTCCTTACGACGTTCGGTGCGAACCGTATAAGGAAGCTGAACAATCAGATCCAACTTCTTACCAGCAGCGGCATTGTCGATCGTATCCAGAATACGAAGCTTCGAACTCAGTCGGGAAGCCAGCGATCCCTTATTAGAGGTGATGGCGCCCAATGGGTTCTGTACAATTGATACGAGTCTCTTAGGTAGTTCGACCTGCTCCCGATTACCCGTCAGTTCGTTATAGACATCCACCACTACGGAAGTTGTCTTGAACTGAGCGACTCGTCCAACCCTTATCGTATATACATCATACGCGTTAGATCCCACTGGCGATGAGGAGTACTCCGTCGGTACGACGCCCGCAACCCCTTCTTCGAGGATGGTCAGGCATAGATCTTGGATGAATGACCGAGGGGTCTGATCTACGTTCGGTGCTACGGTTAGACAATCGTTCAGACCCGTAGACAGGTCTTCCATATACGTGTTGTCATAGTCACACCGAACATGCCTGATACCAATCTTAGAGACATCGACGGCGATCTGATTGAAAATCGTGTCGATGATGTTGGATTGCGGAATATACCGGAGAGGCGTCCTCGTCATTGGTGCGCTGGAACGAAGTTCGACGCTGAAAGGAGACTCTGTAGTCTCGGGATTCATGAACGCGTTCCATGCATGTGCGAGACGACCCATGTCACCTCCTTTCTATTCGTACTCATCACGATTCTGCTTATATGCGACAAGCGCATCCATCAGAGCCGCGACCGCGTCAATCTTCTGATCAGCGCGCTTCTTGTATAGTTTACGGTTACCGTTGGTATCCGAAATCACGATACAGTTACCCATGGCATACGACATGAGTTCCTGATCGAAATGGAGGTGTCGATCTTGAGCAAGTGCTTTCAACTCACCAAGAGGGACTGATTCTGTCTTAGCACCCTGGATTACCTTGACAATTCCATACTCACCGTGTTCGGTACCCCATCGCATGATGAAGTCCTTAGCATTGTACGGATCAAAGCCTACGGATCTGACATCGTACTCATTCTCTTCGATGAATGCTACGACGTCGTCATAGACTTCCATCATGTCTAGAATGGTACCGTCCAAAACCCGCAATGAACCTTCACGAATGAAGTGTTCATACTTCTCTCGAGCAGCTCCAGGAAGCTTGAGGTGGGTTCTCGACGAGATGTAACATCTGGTCTTGACTCCGAAGCTATCCGCGGTTAGCGGGAACAGGAAGGTGAATGCACAGAAGTCATCACCTTGCGAAAGGTCCAGACCCATTGAACACGGCATCCCCCAGAACTCCCTCTTCCTTTGCGGGAGGGTCTCCTGGTACGTGAAGAAGTATGTGTAACCCTCCATCGGGATTCCGAATCGTTTGGCTAGGATGTCGTTCCTAGCTTCTGGGACGTTCTCGGCGCGATTCACATCTCGCTGATAAGTCTCATACGATACGGTCCTACCAATGTTCGGCTGTGCCTTCATCCACATGTCGGGATTGGCTACCTCACTCACATCATCCAACCTGTAGTGCCAGATGGATGTGTGTGGATCATAGTACTCGCCCTTCAGGATCTTCGCAAGTTCCATTTTGATGCTATCGCCAACGGAGTTACGAACGGTACCTTCAGACGAGATGGCTACGATCACCCAGTCGTCAATTTTCGATGCGCCCTGTTCCAGAGCGCCTACAACGTCCTCACGAACGTCGCCCGACAACCATTCATCAACAGTATTTACCTTGGTTCGGAGGCCCTGAAGCTTGTCGATGCGCATTGGTCGGACCTCGACCAGGGAGCCATTGAGGAAGTTCTCAATGCCCTTCTTGGTAGAGGCCAGCTGCTGGCGCATCGCTCTGTTACCTGTCGTGTTCTGTAGGGATCCTACGGTCAGGAACTTGAACAAAGGACCTGGAGCTCTAGCTACAGCGGTGCGCATAGGAGACAGTGTCTCTTCTGCCTGCGCCATAGTAGGTGCTGTCGCTACCTGGTGGGTAGACGAGGTATCGATGTTCAAGAAGTATGCTTGCAGGAATGCTGCGTACATGGACTTGGCCGCACCTCGGGCGACGATCAGGTATTGCTTGTTAACGAGTCGCTTCTTAATACGCTTTGTGACATAGTGTCCGCCATGTCCGTCTTCGTAAGGCTCGTACACAGATAGTTCTTCGAAGTAGAACCATGACAGAAGCGACTCCGCCCACAGTTTGAAAGTCGGGAGCATCCTAACTGGGGAACCATCGGTCAGAGTAAGTTCCGCTTCGCAGTACTCGATGAAACCGTCAATGGCGGTACTGTCGTAGTAGTACCGAGGGTTTTCGATCAGCTGATCGATCCGGTTCATCTCCTTAGAGACCTCCTGACACACAGGTATGTCTCCTCGGATTACTGCATCTCGGAACTCCGCGTAGTATTTCGGAGTTTCTGTGTTGGAAAGCATACTAGATCTTGATTCCAGCCGCTCTGAATTGGTCGTAGAAGTCCTTATGGCGCTGTCGTTCTGCTGCCATCCTAGCGGCGGAGCGAATACCATCGATGTTGGTCTTTCGGACCTTGTTATACACCGACTGGCCGACTGAATGTGCTCGGTCTTTAATAACCGAGTTTGCAGGTATGATTCCCAAGGCTTGTCCGCCCTTAAACGCAGCCGCAGTAGCCAGGATTCCAACACCGACATTCCGGTAATTACCAAGAGCTACGTTCTTAACACCTCGAGCGGCCTTGCCGGCGCCCTTTACAGCATCAGCCCGACCTCGTTTGGAACGTGCTTCCTTACCGCGCTTTTCCCAGTCGGTATTAGCCACGTGATGGTCAAAGGCCTTCTTGTACGATGGATCCTTAGATCGCTGGTTGACCTTAGCCTTGATCAGCTTCCGTCTATTACCAGCACCCTCGCCGTAGTACATCTTGGCTCGAGTAAATTCCTTGGCATCCTTCTTGGCGGCGCGATTGGTGGAACGAGAAACGCCTTCCGGTCGAGAATTTCGGACACCCCAACGCATACCCTTAACGCCATAGTGAGCAAGTTCGTCATCTACGAATCTAATTCTTGTATCCATAGTCCCCTGGCTTCGGTTTGTAGGTTCCGGCATTGATTTGATCAATGTCTCGTATTCGTTGCTTGAAGTCTTTTTCATAGTATCGAACCGATCTATTGAGCAACTCCTGAGCGCGCTTTCGTTCCGCGGGTGTTTTTGCGCGTACGTACGAGGCCTTGGTCTTACTATATGGTCTAATTACCTTAGCCGCGTAATCCCGGTATCCCTCTGTAAAGGCTGCATTTCCCTTATGACTATTGATCAGACTTTTAGCTGAACCGTGGTACTCCATCCTTTTATAGACGGATCTAATACTATACGGGTTGATCATTTTGTAATGAAGCTTACCCGCTTTTCTACCCGCTTTACGGTCTCGCCTGTCCGCCAGTTGCTTGCGGACACCCCATTTCATGCCTTTGACACCGTGGTGGGCTAGTTTGTCATCGACGAATGTGATTCTTGTAGACATTGTAGATCTTTTCTCCGTGCTTTGTGTAGGCTCGAGATCCGGGAGTCTTCAGCAGACTCATCGCATAGTCTCCGGAAGCCATTACAGCGTTCAATGACATTTGGGCTGCCGCATTCGTGAGCTTCTCTTCGAACTTCTCACGATACTTAGAAGTGAGTCTTGAATGAGTGCTTTTCGGTTGAAGTCCTGCGTATTGGCGCTCTAGATTACCTCGAGTGATTGCTTCCTGGAGCTCCTCATTCGACATTTCGTGAACGCTCTTTTGAGGCTTTCGGGCGGCCTTCTTTCGAACACCCCACTTCATACCCTTGACGCCGAAGTGGGCGAGTTCATTCGATGTAAGGGGTAGCAACGCTCATCCTCCATTCGAGTTCGTTCTTAGCTTTCGTAATCGCATCCTGCACTGTCGCCGAAGCAGAAGGATCGAAGAGAAGCTTGGTTGAAAGTTTGATATACATCAGGACTTCCTTATGGATCGAAGCGGCATCCGTATCCGACGTGTATTCAGGGGTCTCGGTCAGGATTTGACCGAGGGTGAATACAGACATGTCGATATGACCCGAGATGGCTCCATCGAAAGATGTGTCATCTTCTTCGATGCCAAGATAGTCCTTAACGCTTTGAAGTAGGTTCACCATAGAATGGTGTCTCCTTCCGTTCGGACGTGTCCGACGAACCGTGAGGTCTCCAGAGTCCCGTAGTGAATCGCATTGTGGGTGTCTAGAGACACCGTGATAAGATTCTCGGGATCTAAGAGCGACTTACTTCGATGCAGTACGTCGTCGGGAGTGATTGGATTGATGTGATGTATGTAAATCGCATCAAAGATTTCGTAACCCTCACACGCAAGATCTCTTCCGAAGTCTCGAGTGATGATGTGGTTACGTAGATCGCGCCACTCCCTAGACGTATAGAACGTTTGGTTCAGATGTCTCTGATGTGCAAACGTCTGTTCGCCGACCATACCCGTTAGACGTAGGTAGCGATAGCGTTCCTCGAATGTTGGGAGTTCGATACATTCAGAATACGTCATCCGATCCACCGGAATACCTCCTCATAGCCTCGACGGCCTCCTTGACGAGCTCTTCAGTACGAGCAGCTGAAGCAATACTGTCAGCCTTCGCCTTGACGAGCTCGGTTTCCTGACGAAGCTTCTCTCTTTCGAGCTTATCGCGTTCGCCAGCTAGCTTGAGGTAGTGATTGATCGTGGAAGGCGACGCCGTTCCGTCTCGCAGCTGCTTCTCGGCCAAGGCCACTGCGAGATTGATCATCATGTTTTCCGATTCTTCGGGAGTGCGCGGGGCTTTTGACTTCCGCGCCACGAGTTTTCGTTCCTTTCGACAGAGTTACCTTGAGTTCTGGGACGTCCTAGAGCGCGGACCAACTCTGAAAAATCCTACTGGGAAGAAGCAACCAGTTCTCTAGGACATCACAGAACCCAAGGTTCGAATCCAAAATATCCCCGCGGGGAAAAATGAAAGGGGCCGGCGATGCGTGGGGGGAGGGTAATTTGCGAGACCCCTCCCCCCGGTGTCGCTATTCGCTTATCATTTTGTAGTTTCCTGTAGGATTCCACTCAACGATCCAACGAATAGCGTCATCAAACGCATCGTTGACGACAGCTTCAGGGAGGTCGAAGTCAATTGGACCAACGATTCTTGCTATTAACGCATCAGTGTTGTAGCCATGATCGCGATCGAACTTCGACCACTGTTCGTAGTCATCAACAGGACTGAAGGGATTGTCGTCAGTCGTTAGGTACAGAGCCATGACACCTCACCTCACTAGCTCTAGTACTGTACTAGTACTGATGCCTAGGGCGTCAGCTACCTCACTAGTAGTAGCCCCATTACGGGCCATGGCCTTAGCCCTACTAGCTACACTAGCAGACACAGGGGTCTTGGTCTTAGGAAGGGCCCTTTCTGAGAGCTTCTCCATGTCGCTATAGCGCACCACGGCCTCCATAGCAGAGGCTGATAGGGCACCTGCCTGAATGGCCTCCCATTGGCGGTCTGTGAGCTCTATGAGGGACTCTTTCCTAGAAGCCCCTGTTCTGAGGCGGGCTGCTGAGATGGCCTGTCTGGAGATCTTTTTATATTCTTCAGAAGACACGTCTCTGTCAGCAGTCTTTGCCTTGATCACTGCATTAGCAATGATCTGGGCTTGCCTTTCACGGGGAGCATTCATAGAAGCCAACTTAATAGCTGACTTGAGTTCCTCAACCTCAGTGGCGTACTTCTTAGCAGCCTCGGGGTTCTTCCTGGGGATCTTAGTAGAAATAAGTTCCCGTCGAGCTCGGTTACCCAGGGACTTCATGTCATTAGAATAATCCGCATAAATCCTTTCCATAGGGCGGTTGCCATCGGAAATAAGATCTCGCGCATCTTCTGTAACTTTAAGTCTCTGGGTCTTGGTCTGAGCCTTGACAATTTGACCAGTCTTCTTATCAAGATACTGGCGTCCTGTCTTGACATGGACCTTCTTTCCAGTAGCGGGGTCGATCGGACCACCTTCCGAAGCCTTGCGTAAGCGGATCTCGTCCACATACACAGGACCACGGGCTCTAGAAATAAGAGTTGCTGCGCCACGACCACCCTGGTACTTCTTCTTAAGACCACGAATATCGTTGTCTTCTTCAGAAGTCCTCCAGTCAAGACCATGCTTAGGAGCGTCGATAACCACCATGGAATGTCGAACTGCACGGGCAAGTTCCTCAGCGCTCGCACCGCCAAGAGTCATGTCCGTAATAAGATTCGACACCACACCCATATGGCGTCCCTTCTCCTTCTCACCCATCTTCTTCATACCTGGGTAACCAGGATATGCAGCCTTGGGGTCGAAGCCTTGGAGACCCTTAAGGGGCGGGGATGTCTTTACCTTCACCTGACTGTTGACGGGAATAACCACCACAGTGTCACCATCGAAGTCAGCTCCGGAAAGACGTTCCGCAACCTTGGGGTGGATACCGATGGCATCCTTAGGGTTCTTACCGAGGATCGCTTGACCGCCCTTGTGCTTGTTGTTAACAGTCACAGTAGGGATCTCGAACGTACCGCCATGAGGATATCGGACAAGACATACTGTCTCACCGTCACGGTAGTCCGGAGCATAGATCTCGTTGGGCTTCAGCGAAGGTACCGGAAGAATAACCTTGGACGACTGACGAGGTAACGATGCAGCTTTCAGATTTACTGAATCAGCATCGCATCCGTCTGCAAAATCGGCAAGAAGTCGCTTTCTCACCGCAGGGTTGTCGAGCTTCATGATATCCATGAACTCGTCATGACGCTTCTGGGCTGCCTTGTCGAGCTGCTGCTTGGCCATGTGGGTGGACTGCTTGGATAGGAACTGAGAGGATAGAGTCTTACTCCAGTCCTTCCAGTTACCTTCCTCATTCACAATGTTGAGCGGAGAGAGTTTATCCTTTCCACCTTCATTGTAAAATACCTGACGCTTGATGACTGCACCGAATGGATTATCGGGGTCATCTTTCAGCTTCTTGAGGGTATCCATCTTCGGGGTATCCCGAGTCTTGTTGGTGTTGAATATGACATCGACACCGGGAGGCATAGAATCGCTGTAAAATGCCATACCCTTCAAGTAGTGGGTACCATCAACAGGAATTCGAACCTGAGCGTAATTGGACTCGCCAAGGTTGAGATCCTTACAGCCTCGACGGATTTGGATGGTGCCGTCCATAGCAGTACCACCGTCTTCAGCATAGCGAACCTTCAATCGAGAAGAATCCAACGACTCAGGCTTCTGAATACCGAGCTTCGTTCCGTCGGGCTTGACCGCAACACCCAGAGTGTGAATATCACCGAGGTGCTCCATGAGCTCTCGACGAGTAACATCGGGAGCGACCAGAACCTTGATGTTCGTGGAGTCCTTTGTACCGACCTGTCGAATATGAGCGTGCTCGACACGGTAGCCCTCAGACTCAAGCATAGCGATGGACGTGTTGAGTTGTGTGGTGCTGACTCCAAGAATAGATTCAACACCGGAACCAAACTCAACATACTTATGCTTGTCGACTGCGTTCTTGACAAGATCTGCGGTTGTTCGGGCTGCATCCTGTCGAGCATCTGCGTTGGGCTTCAGGTAATTGCGGACAGTAGATTCGGGGAGTCCGAGCTTCTTACCGATCGCAACATTCGAAAGATTCTTCTCCTTCAGCTTAAGAACACGAGCCACCTCTTCAGCTTTGCGTTCGTTGGCAGCCATGGACTTGGTTGCTCGAAGCTGTGAAGTGGTCATGCCGAAAGCCTTGGCGATATCCGTTTCGGAAAGGCCCTGCTTCTTGAGGTCGGCGACCATACCCTGGAAGGATACGGAGCGCTGGTACTTGTCCTTACCGGATCCCCAAGGATATCGGCCAGACCGACGAAGAATACCGTAGTGGGCGAGTTCCTCAGCCAATACTTTCCTCCTTAAGTGATTCGATAAGTTGATCGAATTCCACAACTCGATCCATGATGGAACGAATATCGCTAGCTTCAGGGGAGTGGATCATCACATCATCGTTCTGATAAATGCGAAGCTCACTCTCGATGTCGAATGGCGAGATATGGTATTCGAGACAGAAGAACGCTTGATAGATCATGAGCTGATCCATCTTTACACGTCCAGACCCCGTCTTAAGATCGTGGATCCTGAGGAAGTTCTTCTTGTCGTCGAAATGAATTGCATCGGCAGTACCGTATGCATTCATCGAGTAGAAGAGAACTTGCTCGGGGGTCATACGGTAGCCGATGGCGTCGTTGACGTACCGGTTGAACGTTGCGTTGTTTCGAGGCATTCGGATACCAAGACGAATATGCTCTGCAGCGAGCTCATGAAGGCGAGTGCCTAGAGCTGCCGCTTGAGCGGTACGGAACGTCGATGCCATCTTTTCAGAGTCGTAGTTGAGCCAGCTATACTTGCTAGCAGACAAGATGGCGTGAGTTCCGTTAAGAGAAGAATAGTCGTGAAAGTGCACGGAGAACCTCTTGTTCATTCTCAGGATATATGACTGCGCCGAAAGACATGCGCGATGCTTGCGAAACGTAGTGCTCCTGATTCGGGCGGAGCGGTGCGCTCGCGGATCGCTTGACTTCTAGAACGGCCCAGTGAGTTTCGAACATCACTGTGAGATCCGGGAAACCCTGAATGTAGTTCGGGTCGTTCTTGAGAACTATACATCCAGGAAACATTCGCTTGAGCTTCTTGATGAGCTCAGACTGGTACTGAGATTCCAAAATTGATGACACCTGTTTTTGCTCCTTCTGGTGTCCGGGGTGGGGTCGAAAAAGGCGTATTTTGCCTTTCTCTCCTATTATAGCCCAAGTTTTCGAGCGTCTGGAACATACTACACCCCAGAAGAACCTGTGAGTATGAGCGGTCGGGAAAATATGACAATCTGTTACGAAGTGAACAGAACCTCCACAGTCTTCCCCCGACCCCGAAGATCTGTGGTGGAGTAGCATTCGAGTAGTGTGTGTGTCACTTTTGTGTGCCACCTAGGTGTCAAAAGCTTTTACAAAACGTAATTTTTTTCTTATACTTAATTGTAAAAAAAGTGTCACAAATGGCACAGACATCGACTTTTCCTTGCAATTGCAACGAAAAACCCTGTGACACTTTTCAAAAAAAAGTGTCACACTGTGCCAAAAAAATGGCACAAAATGGCCAAAAGTCACACACAACACCTACTCAAAAGGTAAAGAAATGGTAAAGAAATCCTCTCTGTGACACTTTTGTGACACTTTTGTGTCACAGTAGTATGTTCGAGTAGTACGTTCCAATCAGCTCCAAAAGCTGTCTGCGAACACTTTTTCGTTGAATTTCTTCTTCCGTGACAGACTGGACTTGATACTCTGATCGATCGCAGACTCGCTCTCGAGGAAGTAATACCACAGATTTGTGTAGGGTGTGTTCATCCGATCGATACGTCCCTCACTCTGTTCCATCACCTTCCATGAGTAGTTCAGCGAGTAGAACACGATCGTATCCGTGACCGTACAGTTCCATGCCTCCGCTCCACTCGCATACTGCACCAAGTACACCCACCGCTCGCCATCCGGCACAGGCTCGTGCTTGTGCCCGTTCCACTCCTTCACGACACACGTGTCAGACAACTCACGCAGAGCCTCCAACTCGTAGTCGAAGTTGTAGAACACGATGATCCGCGAGCGCTTCTTCAGAATACCGCGAACGGCATCTAAACGATCTCGATCCTGATTCACACACTTCCGCAAAACATAGCAGAGCTCTCCCGCACTAGCGATAGGCTCCTTCTTGTACGGATCGAAGCGCTTCTTCATGATCTCGTTGTACTCAACCACTCGATACCTGACAGGAACGTAAATACGATTCCTTACGGTATGTCTTGCCACCGGCATGTCCACCAGTATTCTCCTTCGCAACTTCTCGAGTCGGTGAACTGCCACAAAGCGCTTGACGCGAGGGTATCGCGCGAAGCGATCCCACACAACGTGGTCCTCGTAGAATTCAGTCTTGTTCTTGTAGAACCCATTCGCTAGAAATAAAGGCACATAGTCCAACCAAGTATCTCCGGGCGTAGCACTCAGCAAGACCCACTTGTTGTGTTTAGTGATCTTGAGGAATGCCTTCACCCACTTACCAGATCCAACTACCCTCTGCTCGTCGAAGATAAAAACAGTATCGCGAGCATCAGCGTACTTAGAAATATTATTCCATGAATCAACCGTGATTCCTTCCATTCCGGAGCCTGCCATCGCAAACTCCCCAACCCATTCAAGGCTGTCCCTCTTCCGTGCCGTAGTGATGACTACAACACCCCCGGAATTAGGCTGTTTAAGGGCCCAGGAAGCGCCTACAAGCGACTTTCCCGATCCCACACCACCAACGAGCACCTTGCCACTTTTCAGGCGCTCTAAGGCTTCTTCTTGGTGCGGATGTAACTTGACCATTAGTCAACCAATCTGTCGAAAAATACTTCGAATTCCTCATCGTGATCGATAAGAATCTTCTCGTCCCTCCGTGCATATGACTTCCTAGAATACGCACGATCCCCAGGCACGAGATTCTGGATCGAGTTGTCAGTACAGTCCCCATTCTTATGGCAGACATACAGACCATCTCCGACCCTCCGCTTACGGAATGTCTCGAATACGATCGAGGCAACCGTCTTGGTCTTCACACGACCTTGGTAACGGAATTTGACATAGCGCGTTCCGTTCACGTCATGATATGGAACTTCCCGCAGAGAATCGGTCAGACGAACCCGACCATCCGGATGCGCCTGGAGGTTTGTGTACTTGTAATGAGTTGTCCAACCCATCATAACTCCTTCGAAAAAAGAGAACCCAAGTAGCCCCTGAAGATCCCGAAGGACCTCCAGGGGCCAAGGAATATCAGTCGCGAAGACAGTTCGATCCGAACAGGCTATTCAGAAACACCTTCTGAAAGTTGGCCATCTCTCGAGCGGCCACCTCCATGTCAGTCTGCGATTCGAAGAAATCGAACGGCACACCGTCTTCCGTGAGAATAAGCCACTGTTCCTCCGGGTTATGGAAGAAATGCCAACACTCATCCTCGTTGTAGATCTTCACGAGCTCAACGACTGCCTTGCCGTCAACGTTGTTCCAGAGGGCAGAGATATGCCACCCTTCTGCAAGGTTTTCAGCAATCCAGTCGACGTCGTGTAGACTGTAGCCTACGTACGGATGATTGGGGAAAATGTAACGAACGGACATGCTTCTTCGGACCTTTCTGGTCACTTCTTGTTGTAGAATTCCTTGAGTTGGGGTTCGGTGGTGATGTAGAAATTCTCACCATCCTTGACGATGAGGTGTCCAACGGACGCGGTCTCACCGTTGACATAGACCTCGACGAGTGTCTGGCCTGACTTCTGAATGGTGAGTCGGCCACCCTGACCAACCCACCCCACGATATCGGTGAAGTCCTCGAGCGAGACCTCCACGGCATCGACGCCCGTAGACTTCTTGATCCAGGTTTGCAGATGTAGAGCCATTCAGATCACATCTGTCCATCGGGCGAAGCGGACATGGAGTCGGTCTTGAACCCCTTCATGAGCTCGTTGTAGGCCGGCGTGCCCTGCTTCGCGGTCTGCAGGTAATCGGGGGTACCGAGAATCTTGAGGATCGTTTCAGAACGGTTGTTACCCTGCTGAGCAAGCGCCTCTGCCCAACCCTTGCCTCCACGCGGGTACCACGTACCGAAGACAACATCATTGGGGTTGGTCGTCTCGATTCGACGGTCACCGATGAAGATGGTAATGTGGTAGTCACTACCGGACTCATGACCAAGCTCTCGACGGTAGCTGACCTCAAAGCCGATCTTGTCAACCGTTGCGAGTCGGGGTCGGAACAGGTCATCGACGACGGACGCGTCGAAGATCGGAACAGTAACGGTGCCGTCCTCGAGTTCCTTGACCTGATTCATGATTGCCATATGAACCTCCTACAGTTCGATCAGTTGGGTTGCGGCGCTACTCCAGATGCGAATAACGCCATTGTTGGCCGCCTGCGTTTCACAAGCAGCGTCCAGCTCCTCGAGATAATCCTCGACAAACTGGAGGGCTTCATCGCGCGTGTCGAATGTGACCGCGCTTTCAGTATACCCGTCTTCGTCATTGCCATGACAAACCTGGGCATTCCATCGGATATCATCCATGGTTAGTCCTCTGGGGAAATAGTAATTGAGATGGTTCGACCATCGAGAAATGCACGATTAGCGAGTCGTGCGACGTGTTGCTGGGCTTCCTTCGCGGTATCGAAAGTAGTCCAGACCGTTGGGCGAGAAGGAAGACTTGTGTCCTTCTCCTCGCCCTTCAGCCAGACGTCGTACCAGACGACGAATTTCATCGCGTCTCCATGTCGGCGTAACGCGAAGCGAACTCGTCGGCCTCGATGGTGATGTAGCCGGTCTTGAGGTAATTGCTGAAACCGGTGTTGCCGTTCACGTCGTAGAAGACGGGGGTGATCACCAGATCAGCTCGGACAATATCTGCGGAGTCCAGGACGCCAACCGTGTCCTCAGACAGCAGCGTCTTGACGCCATCCTCGACCATGTAGATCTTAGGCGGCTTCACATCGAATCGGACTTTGACAGCGATGTAAGGACGCTCCGGGTCCGGGTTACCGTCGACATCCTTGGAGTACTTGACGTTGATACCGTCAGCCTCCATCTGTGCTGCGAACTCCGGAGGAACCTCGCACGCGAAGGTGCGAGCACCCGTGCGGTTGTACTTGTCGGGCTGGCCGGAGAAGTTGCGGAAGAAAATGCGGGTGTCAGAGAGAACGATGTTGTCGAGTCGGGGGTTCGCCATGATAGTAGGCCTCTTTCCGTGAGTTGTTTCAGTTTGCAAATGTGAGTTGGTATGCGGTATCCAGGAACCGAGTGAGGGTTTCGTCCTCAGTCTGCGGTGCCGAAATACAGCGCTCAATGGATTCTTGCTCATCGCGCCGGCCTTGCGTGTTGTAGGACTTACGGCGATGAATGAGAGTGGGGTAGACGTTACCCTTGCGAGATCGGTACGTGCTCAGCTCATACGTCTCCTTGACGTAACGCATGTGCTTGCAGGTCTTCTTCTCGGCGATGATCTGACGCTCGACACCCAAGGCCTCGATGTCAATCGGGAAGATATGCCACCCGCTATTCAACCAGATCGACCCGTCACTCAGTCGTTGGGTATTTTTCGAGCTCATTGATCTCGCCTTTGTACTGATGGATCTGCTTCAGCTTCCCGAAGGCCCGTTCGAAGTCCATATGAATCGCGTAGACAGTGCCGTCGCTGACACTGTACTCATTTGCGAATTCGTCTAACATATCGAGAGCCTGATCGTGCAGAAGCTGAAGTTCTTCCCTCTGCTTTTCGTAGTGATTCAATTCGTGTACGCTCCTTCGTGCGAACTTGCTGCATCTCCTTGTAAAATGCAGTCCAGAGATCGGTGATCTCTGTTTGGTTTCGGTCGGACCAATAGGCATTGGTTAAGGCCCATGTAATAGCGGCCGTCATACCCATTAGCAGAAATGAGGTCATGCTACGAACTCCTCATAAGAACCGAACTGTTCGATCTGTTCTCGAGCCTTCTCCACGAGATCCTCGGAGTACCGAGTATCGATCTCTGAGATATGGTTGAGGCCAAGAACGACTGACGCCTCTTTCCAACGATATCCCTTGGTGCCGTTGACTGCGTCCTTGATATCGCCGTTAGCGCTCTTGCGTAAAGCGATACCCCCTCCACAGCCAGACTTGACGGGGACGAACTGTCCGACCTTACCCACGAAATGTAGGTAGTGGTCATCGGGGTTCGCCTCGTTGAAATCGAGGTATATGGCAGTCTGTACTGCTCGAGTCTCAGCGTAGTCATTCGGCGTGATCTCCTCCTTGCTGAACAAGGACTTGAACACCACCGGATGGGCGAACTGAGCACCCGTGGCTGTCCAACCGCCGCCGTGCTCCTCATCGTACTTGGCAATATAGACTGCATCGTTCACGAGAGCCATACGATCGTATGTCGCCTCATGCTCGAAATCGTAGCCGTATTTCTTACCAAAGTCGATGACAGCCTGAATAACCTCAGGTGTGGCATTCGGAATCTTAATTGAGTCCGTCTTAATATGAGCGACGGTGTAATCAAGTTCCTCCTGCACGTAATGCTTGAGGTCAATCATGAACAAGGCTCCACGCTTCGCGACAATGTTGTCGACGTTACGCGGGTCCTTGCAGGGGTTGTCGAACTTGGCGCTCGTCAGACCGTATACAGAGTTGATAACGATCTTCAGAGCAAATGCCAAGGCATTCGTGTCGACACCTTCCTGAATAAGCGGCATGAGCGCTCCATCGAAGAGACCTTCGAGCTTGTCGAGCTCATTATGCTTTACCAGGATACGTGCCTTCTTGATGTCGCTGAATCGCTGGGTGTAGGGCCCAAACAGGTTCAGCTGCTCGAGAGACGTCGGATGCATCGACGCGACATCCAGTAGAGCCACGTTGTGGTGAATACCAGGCTCTGCGTAGACATAACCGCCTTCGCCAGTCACCTCTCCACGATATGTGGACTTGAAACCGTCGAAGTGGTATCCCGGGAACATCTTGGAAAGATCCGTGTAGACGAAATCCTTCTGAGGGTTCCTCTCCGTGCCGAAAATGATTCGACAAGTGTGAGAGTTCGTGGAGTGGTTCTCAGTAAGCCCGGAAATACGGGCCAACATCTGACGGGCAGTCCAGTCGTCCTGGAGGTGCTCGAATACTGCCTCCGTGGCATCCACGTCGTTATCGCAGTAATCCGCCACAGTATCCCACAACTCTTCCGGAACCGGCTGATCCCAGTCAAGGTCGAGTTCCTGGTGCTTCAGGCCAAGCTCGATTTCCCACTTCTTCAGACTCTGTTTCTTAGAGGAGAAGTCGTAGATATCCGTGTACGAGACGTTGTACGCCTCGGAGAAATAAGAGTTCGGGCTCTTGTCGATGATCCTCTTCGAGACCATGTAGAGTTCCTTGTTGTTGTATCCCAACGTTGCCGCGTAGATAATATGATTGTCATAGCGACGGTTGTTGAAGCCCACCAACTTGGCGCCCAGCAGAGTCTTGACCTGTTCCGCGGTCGGGTTGATAAGACGCATCTTGTTCTTATCGCCACGCTTCTTGTAACAGATCACGAAGAGATTCGGGAACACCTCGATGTCGAAGAAATAGATGTCTCCGTCAGCGACTGGAGCCACTGGTTCTTCCGAGTCGTTCTTGAACTTCATCTGCTGGACCAGCTTCAAGCAGTACTGAGCGTGGTGTGTCGATCGCATCGCGAACGCAATGATGGAATTCCTCGCATCCGTGACGTCATACACCAGGCCGCTCTCCGCAGCATCGTCAAGGATCTTCTTGATGAACTCCACAGACGGCTTGGTCCCAGGATGGATCTCCTTACGGAGGTTCCGAGCAATAAGGTTTCGAAGACCTTGCTCTGTCTTGACTACGTCTTCTCGGATCACTTTCGGAGCCTTCCTAGGGAGATCATCCGGCGCAGCTCCGACAGGCATTCCATTCGAAACCAGGTACTTACGCCTGAGGGCGGTCTTTCCGGTAAATCGCTTGATCTCGATTCCCGGAGAGAATTCCTTAGCGTACTCGGCAGCTGGATCGCCCAGGCGGTAGTGGAGGTGAATTCCTCCGCCAGAACGGGACGTTTCTGTGTATGTCGGAGGCCACTTGGACGATTCTGCCAAGTTTCGCTCACGAGATTTGTTACCGCTTGGATCTTTAAGATCGAAGTCAATAACAACCATGTTCTCAGGTATCTGAACATAGTGTTCCTTGGTTGTGTCGATATCTTTCAGAGTTGTTGTAACGTCATCCCATCGCTTAGCCGGCTTGCCGTCCTTTGCATACTGCGCAGGGCAATCCGCATATAGCTCGTCGATGACGCTGGGGCATTCCTTCAGCTCGATGGTGTACTTCGATTTGGGATTCTCAACGAGTTCTGCCTGAGCGAACTTATCTTTCTTGAATCCGAAATATACGCTTCGATACTGCTTACCATCGATTCGAGTGCGTTCTTCGAAACCGGTAAAATAGTTCTTCAGTTCCTCACGGAACCGGTGAAGCGGAAGTACGTACTGTACAGACGCCTGTTCACAATATCGCTTGTAGGTCTCATACGCAGCCTTGAGAGTCACGTACTCGGCGCTCTCAAACTCGAAATATGAGTCCTCCACGAAGTTGTAGAACACATCAGTCTTATACATCATCTGCAGAGGACGGTAGTCCTTGTAGTACGTCTTTCCGAGACTCTCGAACACCTCCACACAGTAATATGCGATGGCTCCGAGTTCTCGAGAGATTCCGTCCATCAGCTCACGATACTCTGTAGGAGGGATCTTGTTGCCGGTGGGCGAAATATCAATCAGACGTCGGATGATACCAGACTGGGCATCTGTGATCTGTACCGGCTTGTTGGTAGCCATGTACAGAAATGAGTCGATCCGAGTCGTATAGACGGGCTTGAACTTCTCATTAACCTGCATCTCTTCGTGAGAAATAATGCTGTTAAGCTGAGTATTATCGTCAATACGACTCAGATCGCCATCGTGCTGGAATGCGACGATCGGGTTCGTCTTAAATGCCGACGCGGCAAACGCGTTGTTGGACTTGGCGAGAGACGCTGCATCAAATGCTGTGTAGTAGCCCTCGAAGAGCTGCATTAGAATGTTGATGAGTGTCGACTTACCCGATCCAGGCTTGCCGTACAGTACGACGAACTTGTCGAGAGTGCGGGAAGCACCCGTGACAATGGCGCCGATAGACCATTCGATCTTACGACGCTCGTCTTCGTCGTACAGTGTGGAAATAAGACGATCCCAATGGTCATGAGATCCTTCCGCGAGCGCATAAGGCAGACGACGAGTCGCGTAGGACTCCTTGCATACCTCAGTGTTCGCGAATGTGAGTTTCCGGTCCAAGGGACGAGTTGTGTCCGGCATGGACGAAATCCAGTTGCGGTACGCAGTCCAGCTCTTAGAGGCGTAATCCCCCAGGAACTGAAACCGCGTACCGCCTTGATAGGAACCCTCAAGCGTCTTCGCGAAATCACGAAGCTCTCGGTCGATGAGCTCGACTACGCGAAACTCATCCGTGTTCCATAGACCCTTCTCCTCATCCCACACGGCCACGAACGAGCCTCCCTGAACGAGGATATCGGTAGACCTTGCGACCCTAAAGTCGGGGTAGATCTCCACAACCCCATTCTTCGAAGCCCGCTGGCGCGGGGTAACGAAATCCACTGCTTCTCCTAGATAATATACTTCTCCTGAACGCACCACATGGATAGCTGGTCAAGAAGCGACGTTTGCGCCGGGTCGATGAGGCCTCGACGATTCGGGAATATACCACCGTGGCCAAACCGGTCGTAATTCCGTTCTATAATATCGCGAACCGTAGCGCTAACGGTTTCTTCATCGGTATTGTAGTCAATGTCGAGGTTCCTCATCAGAACCCTAAACGCGGTGGCAGGAGTGTCGTCCCTACCACCAATAGTCGCATCCATTTTGCTAGCGAGAACTACGAGCACCTCGAGCATGGTTGCGTAAATCGGGTCGTCACCGTCATATACGTAACCAGTCTCGTACTCATAGTAATCGCGGAGTGCTTTGCCATCGGACTCCAGATTACCGTCCAGTGGAATCCACCACTGGAATGCGATCTCGTGAAGGACCTCGCATTGATCTCGAAGGTAATCTGCGCCGACAAGTCGGAGAAGGTATTCGAAATATCCCTCTCCTGTGATCATTCGGAATCGTCGTCTCCGGTGTAGTAGTAACCTGGCCAGTCGACATCTTCGACCCAGTCGCTATCGAGAAGATGCACATGAAGGTCCATGCGAAGCTTGTGATTCCTCACAAAAACGTCATGAGGATCGGCACCATAGGCGCCACCGCTCTTCATGGCTTCAGAACCGATCAGCTCTTCGGCGGATTCCTTCATTCGGTTCCCGTTATCGTCGGCCACCACATTATCGTTGACGTAGCAGTCAACTTCGAAGAACTCGTAGCCGAGCATTCCTTCCTGGAAGGTCTGCGGATCTAGGATCTCAAAGTCGGAGATCTCCCGCTTGCCCGGTTCGACCGTAGCAGGATGCTCATCGCGACCTCGGAGCTCTTCTTTCTTGTGAAGCTCCGTAATATAGTCGATGTTCTCGCGGTACTCCTTCTCCTGCTCGGAGAGCTCCTGGTCCATCTTACGCTGAAGACGGTCAGTGATCAGAAGATATGCAACTGCGGCACCCGTGACGAGCCCTGCTGCGAAGGAAATGACAAGATTAGATTTCATTGACGATCTCTCCATCCACGTTGAAGTCCAGCAGGTAGTTCGCGACCGTACGACGGCGAGAGTTATCCCAGAACTGAATGCGGTGACCCTCGATATCGCCGAAGGACACGTAGTGATCACCCTCACCCTTCTTCCAGAGCCAGCCCACAACCTGCGAAGCAGGAGTGCGCGGGATGCCGAGAGCGTCGTAGACGTCGGACAGGAAGAGGTAACCGCGAGTGCGGAGAATATCGTTCATGTACTGAAGCTGAGCGTGGATGTTCAGCTCAGTGATGTCGTCGCTCGGGTCCCAGACGCTGGAGGTCTCGTCGATGATGCGAGCGTACGGAGAGTACTCCGGAATAACGGACTCGGCCATCTTGTCGTACTCGAACGGCTCATCCGTGAACACGACGTCGTCGAGGATCTTCTCTTCAACCTTCTTCATCGACTCTTCGCCGATAACCGAAGCGACCGACTTCTTGTACTTGCGGTAGGAAGCGTCCAGAGCGGTGTACGCTGCTGCGAGGCCGGCAATACGCTTCGACTGAATCGAGTGACTCCACCAGAAGGCAGCAACCGAGGCAACGCCCAGAGCAATCGTCGGGGCGTAGTGCTTGACCGTCTTCGTGACGATACGGCTGTAGCATACGATGCGGTCCTTTCGGAATTCCTCTTCGGTGTAGTGCTCGTTGCGCTTCATGAGGTTGGGGCCATCCGTGATGACCATGACCTCGTCTGCGATGAGCTCCTTGTAGGTCAGAGTGGCTCGGCTTGCCAGGACGGCAGTACCGACGAGACCAACAGTGCCGGCACCCGTGAGGATGGTGGGGGCGTGCTTGACAACGACACGTGCAACATTGTGGAAAATAGACATGATGTCCTCTCAGAGTTGTGAGTGAATATTAGCGCTGCTTGAGAGACTGGGGCTCATCGTGGGTGAGCATGAACCCGTCTCGGACTTGACGAACATCGAACGAACCCATGTCGGTCCATCCCCAGTTATCGTCAATGAAATTGGATGACGCACCGATGAGTGCGTTGAGGTCGGCCAGAGAAGCCTGGCCGTACTGGTCGATGAGATCGCTCATACGGTCGATGACGTCATTGGCGTCAGACCTGCTGTCGAAAATGATCTCGTTACGCTCGGGTTCGGCGTGTCGAGCAGACCGTCGTTCACGCCTTTCAGCTGGACGATCTCGGTTACCTTTTGGGCGAGAATACCCCGAGTAATCGGAATATGAGTTCCTAGACCGAGGACGAGAGTCGCCACCATAGAGCATGGATTCGATACCTCGTGTGACGGTATCGGAAATAAGGTTCTTGACCGTAGGGATGATGACATCCCAGAGAACCGTCTCACCGACGCTTCGAGCGTCTTCGCGAATAATCTCACCGACGACCTTTCGTGCTGTTGACTCACGCTTGATGCGAGCCTTGGCCACGGGCGTGATTTCCTTTTTCTCCTTGGCCCGGTCCGAGTTACCCGGATAAGCGCCTTCAGGACGCGTGGGTACGTTCATGATACTCCTTCAAAAGAAAAACCCTAAGCCCCCTGTAATATTACAGAGGGCCTAGGGCTTGAGATCAGGCTTCTTCTTGTTCAGAAACCTTCTGGGACGTCTTCTTGTAAACGTCGACCATCTCCTGCACCGAACTTGAAGTGGCGCGGCTCACATGATTCTCAAGAACCAGTGATAGGGCGTTGATACCGATAAAACTCACGATGGGGTTGATCGGAGCAGCACCAATCAGTACTGACTTGAGAGCCGTGCGAAATACCACGCCAGAACAAAATGATGCGGCGATTCCGGCGATGTTTGCAGGGGAGAACGTATTCATACGAATTCCTTTCAGAGTTGCTTGGGTCTCATTATAACCCAGGTTACTCCTGCGACTCGCCGATCTTCTGGAATTCCTCGCTCGCCTTGGCAGCGAACTCGGGATCCACGTTGTGCTCGACCAGGTAGTTCTCCAGGCCCTTCTTGTCGGTTTCGGAGTTGGTCTTAGCCATCGCGAGGACCTTCGAGGGAATAAGACCCTTGATGAACTTGTCCATGTCGATGCTTCCGTCGATGAGACCGACGATGAGGTTGTCGTATGCCAGACCCTGAGTGAGGTTCTCCTTGATCTGGGGCGTCTTCACGAAACGCTTGCCGTCCTCAGAGCGCTCACCGTAGGCAGTCTCGATGACCTCACGAATAAGGTTGAAGACCGCATGGCCGTCCTGAGTCTTGGAGATCTGAGCGATGCGCTCTGTGAGAGAAGGCGACCAGGACTCCATTTCCTGAATCTCCTTCACGTTCAGGTGGAAGTAGAGGTCTTCCGAAACGGTCTCGCCATCGAAGTTTTCGTACTGGACAGTGATCTTCTGCATTGGGATGGTTCCTTTTCTAGAAATGAAAAAACCCTAACCCCAGTTTAGGGGTTAGGGCGCTGAGAGTACTCAGTCTTCAGTCGTCTCTTCAACGACAGGGGTTTCGACAGCGTCGAACTCGATGAATTCGGGGAGAGTCTCGTCAGAGCTTCCAGCGTCTGCCGAATCGTCAGGGCTCAGCATCATGGCCACCAGAGCTGTTGCGACGGTAACAGTACCGGCAATAGCGTACGGGAGGGCCTTCTTAGCGAGGCGCTTGATCTTCGGGACATTGAAAGAAATGATGGGAGATTCGTCCTTGGTGTAGTCTTCGAGGTCGATGACGTCATCCTGCTTGTTGGACATGAGAGTTCCTTTCAGAGTTGGCGAATATGTCTCATTATAGGACATGTTTTTCTTGCGGTTCAGTACTGGTGACGGAACCAGTCGGTCACCGGTGCAGGCTTAAACGACATCAGAAGAGCCGGGGACTCGTCTGCGAGCATCGTTGGGGTGAATTCAGCCTCGATCGTGGTGCCGTTGGACCATCCGAGCTCGTCACCCATCGAGATCTGCTCAAGCCCAAGGCACTGGTAGACCTCGTTCAGGGAAACCGAGGAAATACCATTGATCAGATCGGAGTTGATCTGATTCAGGACCTTCTGAACCTTCGTGATGGTAGAGGGGAAGACCCTGCCAGAGTACGAGTCGGAAATAAGAACGTTCTCACCCGTGATGATCACGCTCTTGTTCTCCGGACGCTCGAGGTTTTCCTCGATAATATCCTTGGCGATTGCCGAGCGGGTGTCGGTTCCCTTCTTACCCGTCAGCTCCTTGACGCGATCCTCGTACTTCTCGAGGACGTCCTGAGAGACGGTGTAGGCAGCAGCCATAGCCGCGTAGCGACGCTCGCTGAGGACCGTACCACCGATAATGGCAGCAGAGGTAGCCGTGATGGAAATAGCCGCCGGCAGGTAGCAGGTCCACGTCAGACGAAGTGCATCCGTGAACTTGTACCCTCCCTCAGGGAACTCCTCTCGCAGGAGATCCATCGCCTTGACGTGCGCCTTACCGGAGGTAATGGCCGTGCTGATGACTCCCGCGAGCGCAGACGCCGCGAGAATAACCTGAGAGTTGTTGCGGATGAAGGCTCCTGCAAGACGCCCATAGGTCTTGAAATCGATGTTGATCATGTGCTTCTCCTTTGGTTATCGATTCAGTAGGTAGAAAATGGTTACGATGGGGACCATGACCCATAGCCCCACCGCAACCCACATCAGAGTATCGCTACTCACTTGTCTTCCTTACGCTTGTTGAGCAGCTTTGCGAGGAAGAATCCAAGAATACCACCTGCGAGCATCTTGGAGTTGGTGAAGGTGTCCCAGATCGTGAGAAAGACCAGGAGGCCGATCATGACGAGGAAAAGGAAAATGAGCGTGAGCATTATAGCTCTCCTTTCAGAGTTGGGTGTTGTTGATTTCGTTCATACTGACGAAGAACGTTTCAGTGCGATCCTGTTCCGTATGATCGGTAACGACAGACCCCACCGGACGATCGAGAAATACGAAGCAGGCGTCGAAGCAGGGTGCGCACCCTACATCGTAGAGATATCGGGGGAGGATTGCTGCACGATTAAGATGCCACGGTATTCCTTCAATAGGACATTTCAGGTCCCGTTCGTACAGGACACGCATGAGACCAGTACCGGGATCCTCGTACACGATGTCTCGGCTAACATCCGCGTGGGTCATACGCACCAACGGATATGACGGGATCATGACTGTGGCGATGTTGAACGGGTCCCCAGACGCTTTGGCTACCTTATCGAGATAGCCAGCGACCTTGAACGAGTTCATACTACCGTCTATAAACATCCCGAATTTACTACCGAGCGGTAGTTCGAGGATTCTGTTCAGGTTATCGAGACCTTCTACTTCACGCGACATTGTAAAGACCTTCCACGCTACACACGAAAATAGGCGCCGTGAGTGCCTTGGTTTTGACGGTCGCGAGTTTCCAACTGTCTCGGACGAACATGATGTTGGCATCGAACATCTCAGGCACATCCGTGTGAATAAGACGCTGTGGAAGGATGACATGAATGGGACCAGGCGTATCCCATTCCTGCCACGATAGGACCTCCTTAACACCTTGGTTGTTGTAGAACTCGAAGTCCGGGTCTGTCGTCATAAGCTTCTTGGAGACTACCTGCTCGCCTCGCGTCAAACGGTAGTCAACCTGGAAGGTGGGTTCAAACGCAAACTCGACAGGACGAGTCTCGATCTGTAGGCTCCCACCCGTGCTGGAAAAGCTACTTCCGGCTTGGTTGGCGAGCGCCTCGAGTATGGGCTTTTCGAGGGTGTCTCCGTAGACTGCCCATCCGTTTGGCTGTAGCCTCTGCAGGAGAACGCAGAGTTCGTCGAAAGATACCACTTTGACGTATCGGTGAATGGGTTTGGGTCCGTTGAACATAGTTGCTCCTTCTATGTGAAAAACCTATAACCCTTGTTAGGGGTTATAGGCGTGAGTTGGGTTGGTCTGATAGTGGTCAGCGACCGCGGGCGATGTCGCGATACATCTTGCAGAGATCGCGGTATTCAGGGCCGTAGTAGGCTTCCATTCCCTTCTGGATGGCGAAGGAGAGGATGCCGGAAGCGGCGATGCTACCGAGAACAATGAAGGCGATCTGGGACTTCTTGAGGGTCATGAGAGTTCCTTTCAGAGTTGTATGTCTTCTCATTATAGCCCTTGTAATTTATGCGACTTCGAAAACCTATAGCCCTTGTTAGGGGCTAAAAGGCTTTCAGATCTCATACGAACTGAGGAAGTTTCTGTACGCGGTAGAATATGCAGAACCCTGTTCTTCGCGGTACCGATCGAGCTCTTCGTGAAGGTAGCGAATCTCAATATCTTTCTTCTTGAGTTCGTCCTTCTGTACGAGGAGTTTGAAAATCAGGTACGCGCAGAGTAGGATCAGCAAGAGTGCGACGGCGTGCATGATGGTTCCTTTCGGAGTATGTATAGGTCTCATTATACTCCGTGTAAATCATGCGAAAAACTCATAACCCTTGCGGGCTATGAGAGGAGAGTGTCAATTGATGACGAACAGTCGCATGAGCATCCATCGGAACAGAATATTCCTCGGCCACAAGCATAGGAAGACGAGGAGTATGGTGAACATAATTTCGAACATGGCGGGTCCTTTCAGAGTTGGTGTCTTCTCATTATAGCCCATGCAAAACCTGCGAAAAACTTAAGAACCCCTGTTTTTTAGGAGTCCTTAAGTTTTTGGTCTAGAGGCGGATCTTAGTGATGAATCCGACAGCCTTAGACGCAAGCGGATGCAGTTGCTCATAATTAAGCACTGCTAGGATGCCAGCGATCGAACAGACCGCGCCGACGATCGAATCTCCAGACGGGATCAGACGACGAGAAACCGGGTCGGGCTTTTCGTTGATCTGATGAATCGTCTTGAGATTCTCGATGGCGATGGTAGTCTTAGGATCGTCCGCATCCAAGCTGTAAACTTGATTGATGAGGTCCTGCTCGATGTCGTCGAGGGTGAGGTTTTCATCGGTCATGAGATATCCTTTCTGTAGATCTCATTATGCCCCTAGTTTTCCTTGCGTCACATGTCAGGACTCTCTTGCACCTTCAGAAGCATCGTGCCGTTCGAGACAACCGTGTCGGTAGGAGTGGTGAGTGCAGCATACGTTTCCTGGGTGTTGGGGTTAACGTGAAGGACCCCATCCACTGCCGGCTGGTACCGAGCAGAGGAAATACCGACGAACGCACCCAGAAGAGTGTCGAACGCCAGAATCGTGCCGCTAACCTCCGCGACGTATGACCATCCCCATAGGGTGGCCACCGTCGTGTAGAAAGTACCGAACGCCGGCAACGCCACCAGCGCGCAGTACTTGAGGATGTTGTAAACTTTGTCAGTCATCGTCTTCCTTTCGACGAATAGGGAGGTTTGTGACCTCCTTGAAAATCTTCTCCGCGAGGCCATTACCTCCGAAGACTGCATAAGGCGAATATAGGTACTTCACGAAGTCCTCGTATTCGTCCTTGGTGACGTAACCACGATCGATGTAGAGCATACCCTGCTCAATGATCTGGTTATGAGCAAGCCCGAGCATCAGCTTCGTATGGGCGTCATTCTTGTCGGATCTCTTGCTGAAATACAGCCAGATGCCGTTGGAAGAAATGAGAGCTACCACAACGGAGAGTAGGACTTGCATCCATGGATCCATAAATATAGCCCCTTTTTCTACAAATATGTCACCGCACGAAGACGTATGGACACACGCCCTGCTGCTTGGTTCCAACCTCCATTACGACGCCCTCGTTTCGCTTGATGCATCCGTAATATCGCGCGGAGGACCGTGCATGGATCCAGATTCCGACGTTTTGAGGTAGTCTCGGAGTCCATCCCATTCGAAGTGCTGCGAACTGCCTAGTTGATGTGGACTGGTTAGACCACTGTTCGTTGGCGAAGGTCGATAGGACCCTAGACCCAAACCAATCGATTTCGTTCGGAAGTACGATCTTCTTTCGAAGACGTTCGTATCCGGTAGGTCCTCCGATACGCATGGACTCCCACGATCCGTTGGCCCATTCTCCTTCGAAGCCAACCGAATGGTCCAGGATATGAGCAGCGCCGAACACTCCTTCGAACTTGTATCCCACCCAACTTTCGAGATACTTGTAAATATGAGTATCCTTCATGTTGACGTTCGTATCACTAGTCAGGAATTCTGCAGTAGCGATGCTCTGGTCGGGCATGATAGTCAGGTACGTGGAAGGTAGATCCTGCATCGACTGACTTGCAACCTCGAAGTCGACGATCGTCCACTTGACACCGTCCTTCTCCCAGTAGTCGCCAAGCCAAATATCAGTCAGAGTATCGTTTGCCACGGCCGCCTGCTGTTCCGACGTGTAGCGATTACCGAGGTTCTTACCACGCCAGATGATCTTATGCATCTGTGGAACCGATTCGAGGAACTTGTACAAGGCCTCGGAGGCCTTGACTGTCTTAGTCCCTCGGGTACCATCCGTGATCAGAAGGTCGTCGGGCAGAACGGAGTCCGCCTTAGGATATGCGTCAAACTTTGCCATAATATCATCCTGTGATAATGCCAGTGATCACCGGCTGGAGAGTTGTAGTGTTCAGAGTCCGATCCGGACCGATGGAGACCAGCTTCGAATCGATGACAGAAGCCGTCGATACGCTAGAAGGGGTGTGGCACGCCACTCCGGGAAGCGGAATATACGTAACGTTCTCCTCCAGAGGACTCGGGTATCCGATCTCGGCGAGTGTCAGCGGGAAGAACGGCGCGTTTCGACATACAACGCCACCAGGGCGGTTGATAGTCGATTGTTTCGTCTTAAGACCACGGAAGCTCGGATTGTTCGTAATCATCTGTCCCACACGAACCGCTTCGGCAGCTACCGAATGGGTGGTCGCCCTGAGGTTCGAGTAGGGGATAACCACGAGGATAACGTGATCTGAAGAAACCCCCGGAGCCAAATTGAACCCCGCAACGACGATGTTACCCACGCCTGGGAGGTCCCAATAATCCCCCAGGAAGAGTGTGGAATATGAGTGGTCGTTGAGGACCTGTATGGCTCGGGAGTCGAACACACCCTTATTCTCCATGCGAACAATGTTGTTTCGCTGAGAGAGTCCTCCCGGACGAATAAGATCGGGCCACGAAAACGCCCTAGCAGAACTAGGGTTCGGAGGTCCTCCGAGCTTGTTTGCGGCCATCGCTCGAGTTCCGGAAGGACCGTCAATGAGAATATAATCACCCACAGACGCGGAATTCACTTTAGGTAGGTCTCGTACTCGTGACATTAAGCCCTCCTGTAAATAATCTTGCCGAGGATCGGCTGGCTGTTAGAATCGAGAATCGACGAACCATTGTGGTCTTCGATCGTGTCGAAGCGGACCGTTCCACTCGAGTCGTCTCCGAAACGCTGCTTCAGTTCGATGATCTGAGCGGCCATAGCGCTAACCGAATCGCCACCGATCATACCCTGAATATCGTTGAGAAGGGCGTAGGCCTCGTTACGCATGTTTGTAGTGGCCTCGTTATAGGCCGCCTGTGCCTCTGCCTTCTGCTCGTTCATGGTCCGATCCCAGCGATTGAAAATATCAGTCGCGTCAATCGTCATAAGAGGACCGGTCACCCAA